AGCGTGATGCGTTTATCCCGCCGCAGCCATTCCCGTCTTGGCTGTTAAATGAAGATTCCTGCCTCTGGCAGGCACCCGTGCCAGCACCTGACGATGGGCAGCTTTATCAGTGGGATGAAGATGCCCAGCAATGGGTGTCCGTCTAATGGCAGTTCGCAGCAAGACCGGCACCGGCAATCTGGAGCACCAGTCCGGTCCACCTAAGACCACACGGCAGGGCTATGGTCAGCGGTCACGGCCACGCCGTCGCGGCAAGAAGCCCTTACGCGGGCAGGGTCGGTAACATTAGGAAAAGGTCGGCTGTATACCTCGCAATGGAGCACCACGAAGAGGCGCTAATTGCAGCCAAGCCACTGAAGGTTGACCCCAATGGAAAACCAGTCTCTTGGGACTCCGCCACCTGAGCTAGTGCAACGTTGGCTTGCCATGATTTACGAAAAAGAAGACGTGATTATCAGCGACGCCGAGATGCACGTTGCCAAGATGGCCGCACAGTGGGGAATAGCTCAGTATGAAAAGGTGATGCAAGAAAGCATACGCATAGCGTTCGAGCAGCTCCGCGAGATCTATAAGCATAAGGACGAGCAGTAGCTAGGCTGCCCCCGTGGCGACGCTGATGATGGCGCAAGAGCTTCTAACAGATCACGATGAGCAGCATGGGGAGTACCCCTACGTGGATCGGCGCCACTATTCTTACGGCTTCTGTCCTCTACCCCCTCCACCCCATCCACCCAATCCGTGGCTGCAGGCGCTGCCGGCGCTGATGTCCGCAGCCGTACTTGGCATTGGCGGCCTATTCCTCCAGGTCGCCAAGCTGGATCAGAACGTCTCCACCATTGCCAGGGATATTCAGACACTAAAGACGGACGCGAACACCAAGCTGACAGACCTGGAAGTTCGCGTGCGAGAGCTTGAATCTCACCACGGTAGAGATTAACCGCCGCCGCTAGATTTCATCTAACACCGCGCAAAGGTCAAGGTCGGTAGCATAGATACATGATTGGTCGGTTGGCAAGAGCAGGTAGCTCCCTACACTGAAGGCAAACGCGATTCAATCATGGATCCCACCACCGCTGCAGTCATCGCCATCGTCATCGCTGCAGGCTCTGAAATCATTACCCTGCTGCCGATCAAAGAAAACTCCTGGGTGCAACTAATCCTCAAGGCACTGAAAGTTGTTTTCCCAAAGCGCTGAAGGCTGACACCGTATGGCTAGCCCGGTTTGGCGATAAAGACTGGCGGCATCATCTGCACAAGTGGGCGCAGGATTACAAATTCAATGCCACGCTCGGCCCACGGCTTGACCGTGCCGAAGCTAACTGGCACGCCACACAGCCGCCCAATATCCCGCCACCGATCATCAGCAGCGATGAGCTGCGCATCTCTGCACCATGGCTGACCGATGACGAACACGGCACCGATCACACTTGAAGCGCTTTTCAGATATTGGAAGGCATTGCCGCATCAGTCGGCAGCTATCGCGCAGCTTGAAAAGGATCTAGCGCAACACGGCTATGACGTAGCTATGCGGCGTGATCGTGAATGGTTTCAAACATGGAGCCAAAGCGGCAAGCAAACCGATCTGGCCGCGGCTATCAAGCTGATCAAGGAGTTTGAAGGCTGCCACCTTTCGGCTTATCCCGACCCGCTCAGCGGCGGTGATCCGTGGACCATTGGCTATGGCACCACGCGCTACAGCGGCGGCGTGCCCGTCAAACGCGGTGACAAGATCACCGTGATTGAGGCCGATATGCTGCTGCGGCTTGAGATTGATCGCATCGCTGCCAAGCTGCGCACCACAGTGCCGCACTGGAATGTGATGGATGACAACCAGCGATGTGCGCTGGTCAGCTTTGCCTACAACCTTGGGCCTGATTTTGTTGGCTTGGCAGGGTTCGAGACGATCACGGCGAAACTGCGCGACCGAGACTGGGCTGCGGTGCCTGCCGCAATGGAGCTATATCGCAACCCTGGCACCAACGTGGAGGCTGGCCTGCTGCGGCGGCGCCGTGCAGAGGGCAAGCTATGGGGCCAGCATCAGGCTGCGGCCGAGCCTGAAACCGCCAAGCTGCGGCCTAGTAGCCCATTCAACGCACGGATCACGCCACACATCCGGCTGGGTGAATTTGCGCTCGATCAGGAGGCGCGAAGGTTCCAGCATCAGTATCAGCTGGACACTGCGGCTGAGCTGGCTGCATTCTTGGAGCGTGCCCGGACGGCATTCGGCGGAAAGCCGATCATCATCACAAGTGGTTTCAGACCCCCAGCCGTGAATCGCTCAGTTGGCGGGGCATCTGGCTCAGAGCACCTTTACAGCGCGCCAGGCGTCGGCGCTGTTGACTGGTACATCAAAGGAATCGACATCTACAGGCTGCAGGAGTGGTGCATCAAGAACTGGCCGTTCAGCACCGGCAAGGGAGCGCCTAAAGGATTTATTCACACCGGCATCCGGCAAGGGCGGCCTAAGGTCGTTTGGGATTACTGACCGCCTGTGCTGTTACCTGATCACGAGATCCGTCGGCTGTGCCAACAGCACTCAATGCTGTCGCCATACAACGAAGAACAGCTAAACCCGGCCAGCTATGACGTGACGCTCGGCACGCAAATTATGATGGAGGTGGCCAGCACCACCGATCTGCAAAAGGTGCAGCTGCATGGCCACACGCAACAGGATCCGTTCTGGATTCAGCCGGGTGAGTTTTTCCTGGCCGAGACGCAGGAGATCTTTAACCTGCCCAACCACGTCGGTGCGCAGTTTGTGCTGAAGTCCAGCCGCGCACGCGAAGGCTGGGACCATGCCGAGGCCGGCTGGGCTGACCCCGGATGGTTTGGCAGCCGCCTGACCATGGAACTGCGCAACCAGCGCCGTTTGCATCCGCTGCCGATCTGGCCGGGCCTGCGCATCGGTCAGATGAAATTTCTGCTGGTCAGCGGCACCGTGGAGCGCAGCTACGCAGAGACAGGGCGTTATAATGGACACCTAGGAGTTCATGCGTCTTTAGGATGATTTGGGCAGTGCCGCCAAGCGCTCCGACATTGATCGTCAGCGACACGGGACGCGTGATTCGCATGGCAAGTTCTAGGCGCAATCGCAGAGGTTGGCAGACTTTTCCCGAAAAAGAACTGGCGCCGCGTAAAATCGGCGCCGGATATTTGGCTGTCAACTCAAAGGATCAAGGTGTAAAGCGAACCTTGTATGTCCATCGCTTAGTGGCGGAGGCTTTCCTCGGGCGCCCTAGTGAGTGCAATGAAGTCAACCACTTGGACGGCAACAAATCCAATAACTGCCTTAAAAACCTTGAATGGACCACCCATTCTCGGAATTTGCAGCACGCATTTCAAACCGATTTGCATCCGGGCAAAAGCTTGCAGGCAGCTCAGGTCAAATCAATTCGAGCCAGCCTTGATGCAGGATTATCAGCTTCTGCGATTGCTACGGTTTATGGCGTGAGTACCTCTGCCATCAGGCACATCCAATCACGCCGTTCATGGGCATGGCTGGATTGATAGCCATTGGCTAGCGTTTGCCTGTGAGCTGGGTTTCAGGCGCCGGTCAAGCCGCCGGCGCTTTTTTCATGGGATGGTCCAGCGGTGCCATGCGCAGCCGATAGATCTTGCCCGGTGCCTCGGCAGGATCATCCATCGGGATCATTGTGTAATCGTCGCAGCCGTGGCATTCAGCGAAGTGGCTGGCGGCGGTGTGGGTCGGAAACGGCCCGATATGCCACGGGCCGATGCGGAGGATGTATGTCATGCGGCAGACCGTAGCGCGATTCTGCCCCGCAATCCCATAACAAATCTGTAGTCTCATGCGACGCGGTGGCGACCGCTACCGTATGCCAAGCGGCGCATGGTCATGCAGGGCTATTTCCTGGAGATCAACGCAAAGCTGTTCATACGGTCCAACACGTCCGCAGACGACCTGCCGGGCGATATCTACAGCCATATGGCTGAGTTCATCCGATCCGATGAAGACATCATCAATATCGAAGTGAACGCGGTGCCCATCCCGCCAGATCTTTGTGGACCGTCACAGGATTGATGAGACGCGGCTGGTCACACGGCGATCAGCTCGTGATCAGATCTTGCTGGCCTGGAACTATGAATGCGCATATTGCGGCGAATCATTAGGCTGCAGCCCGACCATTGATCACATTATCCCAAAGGCGCACGGCGGCACCACAGTGCCATCCAATCTGGTCGCCTGTTGCATGGGATGTAACTGCTCAAAAGGCCATAAGCCTTGGGTGGACTGGTATCGCGGTCAGCCGTTCTGGTCAGCACTAGGCGAGTGGACTATCGCACAGTGGCTCCAATCTGAGCCATAATTTCGGGCGAGTTCTTTCTAAAAGACTCAGCGTCCGTAGCGGCCGGCTGCGGTGAGGCTGACACCGCGTGAGGACCAGCCACCGGCCCACCAATTAGCTGAAGCTTTGCCCTAGCAGCTGATCTAGGTACATTTCCGCCTGCCACAGATCGCTTGAATAGCGGCACGTCCCACCGACGCAGCTGCGGTAATACACCTCACCGCGTACCGGCATCAGCGTCTCGATATAGCCGCCATCACGATCCGTGCGGCTGATCACTTCCGAGCCGAACATACATCTCACACCTGGCCGCATAACGGCCGCCGCTACGTTTTGATTCTGGCAACTCCAGCCCGCAGCGCTGCTGCCGCATATCCCAGTGGTGGCAATCCCAGCACATTACCGGGCCACCCACGGGCCGGATCCGATTGCGTGCAGCCTGGTAGATCTGCTGCGCTTTGATCAGCGCCGTCTGCAGGTGGACCGTGCCGGTATCCATCTCCAGCTGGTGCTCAGGCTTGGGGCCAAGCACCACGCGCGCGTGCCAGTTGCGATCTGATCTGCAGCACACCAGCAGCAGGCGGCCAGCGTGCAGGCTGATCATTCTCCCTCGCCGTATGCCGGCTGATGAAAGATCCGCTCCAACGTCATGCTGGCCGGTTCATCCGGTCCGTTGGTGACATAAGCCGCAACCGGATCAGTCTGGTCTGCTGCGACGATCATCTCGCCGCGGCCGTATGGCTTGACCACTACCAGCCCAGTGCGGCGGCTGCGCACAAGAATGCCAAGCGCCCAGCGCTCAAGCATGGATAGACCTGGCAGGTAGGGCATCATGCCTCCAGTTTGGCGATAAGACGGTCCAAATACCAGCGGCACTTGCGGGCGGCTACTGGGCTTCAAGCTCGGCGGCGATGGCGAGGAGTTCGGCGCGAGTTTGCTGCCGTTGTTCCCACTTGGAATCGGCCATTAACTGATAACTCTGAGGCCATGGTTCACTTTCTCCACAGGGTGGTTCAGCCTGCTCAGGCACCACCTGATCCGCAGCAGCTCGCAGGGCGGCGGCAACATCAGACTTGATCTGATCAATCGATTTTGGACATGCGTAATACGGCACGTCGTACCGCTTGAGGGTTACAGCATTGAGCACCGCATCTGCGGCGGGGGAGAGGTCAGCCACGGTTGGCCTCCTGTTCAAGAGCAAAGACAAGTGCAGGTGGGAAATAAACATCAGGGTTGCTGGTCATCCAAGCTGCTACCTCGCGGATCGCAGCGCGGGCCATGTCGCTCTCGACTACATCCCTTGCGTCGCCCTCAGTGGACGGCCAGTAATGCTTTTCATCCTCCAGCGCAATCGCCGTACTCACCCGCTCTACCAACGAACTATCTGGTTTGACCGGATAGTTGCGTCGCGGCTCTGGCGTAAGTAGATCCCTGACCTGTTGCGCTTGCTCAGGCGTCAACTTCAGCGGTTCATTGATCTCGTAGATCTTTGAGGCTGGGCGCTTGGGCAACTCAGCGGCCGAACGGATCTGTTCTGGCGTGGCATTGCGGATCAAGTCCATACACTCATGAAACCGGCGGTTGTTCTCTTCCTCGTTAATCGGCTCAGGTTGCTGCTGCGTGGACTCCAGCGCCTCGACTCGGCTTGCCAAGGCCAAAATGTTGGCGCTGGTTTCCACGGTGTGTTTGTGAGCTGCATTTTCTAGCACCTCGACCCTGTCGCGAAGTTCGAGGAGGCAATCCGCAGTAGCCCACGGGACTTGGTGTTTCATACCGGCGCAAATGTGTACATGCTCCCACTGCTCGGGGGTTGCTTTGTAATCAGTCATTGGGCAGTGCCTTTAATGCTTTGCGGATGGTGTCGTAAGTGGAATCATCGATTTGGCCTAAGTTGTAGGCATCGACAAGTTCACACAACGCTTGCTCCTTCAGCGTCAGCGGCTTGGGACGCATTGCTTCTTTTAGGGATTCACCCACTGGAGTAATCCTTAGATGTGGTTCATTTAAAGCATTATGATCCAGCCATTTTGCATCTTCTGCAAGTTGTTGATCGGCGCCCCATTGGGCGGCGCGAGCAGCGACATAGGCAAGAAGATTGGCCGACCAGCCGATAACTGGTGCATTTTGCTGCTCCCTCCATTCGCGATCCCACTGCTGCACCAGTTCCGACGGTGGGGTGATGGGGCGGGTCATTGCTCGGTCTCCTGCTCTAATTGGGAAGCGATCTTGTCAGCCCACGCCATCAGATCACGAACGCGAACCATCTGACTTCCATCTTCAGGACCTTCAATGACACGCCAATGGCATGACGAGGTGTCCCTGATGGCGTTCTCTATGACAGCGCGAATCAGTTGAGCGCTAGTGGCGTGAAACTCTTGAAGTTTGGAATCAGTCATCGAGTTGCTCCAGTGCGCGATAGCAGAAAATTAGGTTAAACATGGCGCCCATTTGTCAATGGCTTAAGTGCTTCGATAGCGGCTAGGAGATGATTGGTTGCTGTGTACACGTTGTCCACATCCCATCCCTTCACGGAGTCAGAGTAAAAAGATGGCAGACTTTCGTGGACACTGCGTAATTCAGCGATGCGTCTGTTTAGTTCGCTCTTGGCGTTCGCCCAGTTCATGTCAGTCATCAAGTTGCTCCAGAGCGCGACGAATAATGTTTGCTTGGTCTGAGCAAATCCCCTCTGGCGGGGTGTCATCGGCCATTTTGACGGCATCATTTAGTGCTTGCAGCGCCTGCTCTTTCAAGCTCGGCGGCTTGGGACGGCGGGCGGCGCGGAGGTCTTCAACAAAGTCAAACCCTTGCTTTGTCAGCAGGTGGCAGCACGCCTCCAGCTCCTGGTCTGCGCCCCATTGGGCGGCGCAAGTGGCAATGTGGCGCTCGTAGGCATTGTTGACGGCAGCGTTTGCAGGGCCAGACCTTCTCCACTGCTGCACCAGCTCAGGCGGTGGAGTGATGGGATGTTGTTGTGTCATGGGTGATTAGTGGAAGCGTCTTCCAGTGCGTATCCTTTGCACCACATGCGCAGCAGATATTTCAGCGCCTGGCCCTGCAGATAAGCCGGGACCATATGGGGCGCATCAGCTACTGCTGCCTCAATCACGTCGATGGCCTCCACCGGCCCGCGGCGGTAGTGGGCCGGGTTGATTGCGTCAGTCATCAAGCCATCCCCAAGCGATGCGTTTGCAGATGCGCCATGCGTGCTTTTCATCAACGTCGAACTCGGCTGCTAGCTGGCGATACGACCATCCCTCACGTTGCAGCTGGCGCAGCTTACGCACCAGCTCAGGCGTCAGGATCGCGGCGTAGTTGTGCTCACCGGCTTTAAACCGGCGCCCCTCTGGCATCACCGCCATTTATCACCCAGCAGCTGCTGGCGGCACACCTCAATCGCCTGCTGCGCTTGCTTTTGCGTCATCACCGATTCAGTGGCATCCATGGCGCGCACCACGCGGGACAGCATCTCGGGGTAGTCCGTGTCGCGGAAATTGGCTGCCATATCGCGGCAAAATTCCTCCCACAGTCCGGTGTATGTGCTGCAGGTGCGACCGCTGCGTTCATACAGCGCTTCCATCATGTCGGCGCGTTGCTGATCGAGCTGGTGTTCCTTCATGGTTCAAGCGTTTGGCGGAGTTGCAGCAGTTCAGAGCAAAGCTGCTGCCTGTTGCGCAAGCCGGTCAAGCCATAAAGCTGATCAATGCGCAGATCAATCAGCTTCTGCAGGCGTTCGCGTTCATCTTGCTGCCCTTGACGGTAGGCGCCGGAATCGGTCAGCAGCTGTTCTAGTCGTTGGCGGGCATTCATCAAAACACCTCCAGCAGGCTGGTCTGCTTAGCCGATTCGGCAACTTGCAGATTTTTGACCGCGCATCCGAAGTAACTCGGCTTCAGCTCAAACCCTACAAACTTGCGGCCCTGTTCCAGCGCAACAAAACCCTCGCTGCCGATGCCTGCAAACGGGCTCAAGACCACGTCGCCCGGATTGCTCCACAGCTGCATCCCGCGTCGGATCACATCCAGCTGCAATGGGCAGATGTGACGTTCATCTTCATTGGCACGAGCGCTCCGATATTGCAGCGTATCCGATGGATTGATGTCCATCCATACAGGGCTGGCATACCGCTGCCATATGTTGATCGAGTCTTTGATCTCATCGCCCGATTTACGCGGGCCGTTCTCACCGGCAAACTCCGTGAACGGGCCAGCGCATGGCTCGGGATTGTCGCCCAGCTTGCGCACGGTCACCAGGTAGTCAGGTATGCCTTGGCGGCTAAGCGCCGAATCCTTACGAACTTGCTTGTGAAGCAGGCCAATGGCCTTGGTGCGTTGCATCGCGGTCACCGGATCCTTCCAGATGCACACCTCGCTATGGAACACGAAGCCAGCAGCCTGGAAGATCCGCAGCATGTCGCCGCGGAAGTCCTTGACGCCGATGAATCCGTCGCGCTCCTTGCTGCTGGGCAGGTTCATGCAGTGGAAGCTGATCAGCCGGCCGGGCATCAGCACGCGGTGCAATTCCTTCGCCAGGAAGACGAAGTGATCGAAGAACTCTTGATCGTCTTTGCTGTTGCCCATGTCCCGCTCGCTGTTCGAGTATGTGTAGAGCGAGGCGAAGGGCGGGCTGAAGATGCTGTAGTGGATGCTGTCATCGTCAAGCTTGCCGATGCTCTCCACGCAGTCACCGAGATACAGATCCCAATCACGGCCACTCTGGTGATCAGTGACGTGTGGCATAACCTGCCGCTGGATCTTTTTGAGTTGTTGCATGGTTGATTCCTTCATGATGGAAACCATGGCCTCAGCCATGGCAGTGCTTTCGGACTCTTTGCGCCTGATGTTCTGCACCACGGCGCCCTCGGCCACGTCATAGATGATGTGGGCCGCCACCGGCTGCTGTTGGCCGTAACGCCAGCACCGCCGAATCGCCTGATAGAAGGCCTCATAGCTGTGCGACAGGCCTACAAATGCAACGTTGTGGCACTGCTGGAAATTCATCCCAAAGCCGCAGATGCTTGGCTTGGACACCAGCACTCGGATCGTGCCCTGCTGGAAGCCGAGCATGGCGTCCTCCTTGTGCTGATCGGAATCAGATCCGGTGACCTCTACAGCGCCATCAATGGTCGCGGCCAGAGCTGTGCTCTCATCATTTAGATCACACCAGATCAACCACTGCTCGCTGTTGCTGTTGGCCAGCTGCGCAGCAGCATCAACACGAAGCTGCAGCGATGCCTTGCGCACTTGGCGCTGATCGCTCAGGGTCTTTGCCTCCATGGCAAACAGGCCCATCTGGCCGCTGTCATCGGTGACGGACTCTCGCGGCGTCTCAACGGTGCAATCGCTGATTTCAAGTGCCGGCAGCGTGAACGTGTCATCGCTGTAGCCCAGATCTGATGGCTTGCGGATCGTGACGGCCCAGCTGCAGACCCATTCCCAGAACTTGGCAACAGCGTGGCCCTTGAGACGCCACTTGGCAGTATCGCCGCCATCGTGAACAAAGAACATGGCCAGCATCTCGGTGCGGGTCATGACGCCAACGAACTCGGCATGATTGCCTAGCTCCATGTAGTCGTTTGGCGCTGGTGTGGCGCTGCAGGCTAGGCGGAATGGAGTCTGCGCAAATGATTCGATGATCTGGTTGCGGATCTTGCCGGTGTAGGCCTTGAGGATGCTGGACTCATCCAGCACCACGCCAGAGAAGCTGCTGGCATCAAAGTGGGCCAGCTTCTCGTAGTTGGTGACCATAATGCCGGGCTGCACATCGGCCTGCGTTGCGGCAAAGCTGCAGCTGATGCCGAACTTGGCACCCTCCCGCACGGTCTGATGTGACACGGCCAGCGGCGCCAAGATCAGCACATTGCCGCCAGTGTGCTGGTGGACTTGATGGGCCCATTCGAGCTGCATGGCGGTCTTGCCCATGCCGCAGTCAGCCCAGATGCAAAACCTGCCAACACGGCAGGCCATAGTCACGATGTCGCGCTGAAAGGGAAAAAGCGGCGCCGTGAACTGCTGAGGATCAAAACCAACAGCATCAACAGATCGCTGTTTGCCTGAAAGAAACTCTCGATAATTCACAGCACCTCTACGGCTACAGCATGGGGCCAGCGGTTGCGGGCATATTTGGCAGCAGCGCGCTTTGATTCTGCGCGCGTGTACCACTTGATCGGCCTGGTCTGCGGGAACCGCACCAGCACCGTGAAATCCTTAACGCGTGCGTTGTGGCGTGGCCGGCTGACACCCTCGCCATAGTTGCCTAGCTCAGTCTCATCAGTGCGCCATTGGAGCAGCGCGCCTTGCACCTCAGCCATTAGTAGGCTCCTGTTCAGGGTTAAGCCATTCAATCTGCGACCACCACTCAAGCCAACTATCAGCAGCGATCAATTTGGCTTCGGTCAGGCTGCAGGCTGTGATTGATTCAAAGACGTTCGCGGCCTTGATCTGAAAGTAAAAGCGGCGTTCAGTCATGGCGCACCACCTGCTGGGTGCCGGAATGCGTGTAGCCCTGATGCGCGCCAGATTCAATGCCGATCATGGCGAACACAGCCGCCACGATCAGAAAACAGATGGCGTTGTTGATGCGGTTCATGATGCGACCATCCTTGCGATGCGGTCGTTGAGGCGATGCAGCCATGCGCCGAACATCAGTCCGGCGACGTACACGGCCACTAGGGATTCGGCAAGCTGTGCAGTCCATAGATACAAAGTCGGCCCCCAGTCGCTTGTAAGTGCCTTTTTCATGGTGTGAGTGGATAGGTGTGCCGGGCCAACCGGCGGGGCGGGCTTAGTCGGGCCGTGTTGATCTCGTGGTGTCGCGTCGTGTGATCCGTTCCGCGGCGGTTGAGTTTTGCGAGTGGACCGCTCCCCTCGTGTGGCCATTATGCCCTGCCCGTAGGGCACCGTCAACCATTGCGTGTCGCAATCCGTTACACCGCATCACTACCGACCGCAAGCTGCACTGGAACCCGTAGCACTGGCTTAGATCCGCCGCTTTCACGCGACCACCCAATCACCGCCACGCTCACAGGCAGCTCCACCGTGTACCAAACATGCGCGCAGCTGGTGCAGCGCCGTTGCCTAGTCACATTGTCGGGTCGCTTGCTATAGGTGCATAGCGCGCGTATCTGATCCGATCCACAACGGGGGCAGTTCACGGCTTCGCTAACGTGCGTCTGTACACCACCACTATGGCACCATGAACTTCGGTGAGTGGATGGCTGTCCAGCTATCAGCAGAACAGCAGTTCGAGATCGAAAAACAAGCCCGCACCCTGCTATACAGCGAGGATGCGGGCGCTATGGCCGCGGCGCTCCTTAAACAGGCTTGCTATCAGCAGCAGCTGCTGCAGCAGGCCGTCAACGAAATCGCCCGGCTCGAATGTGAGCTGATGGGGCGTTAGAAAAACGATTCCTCGGCCACCTCAGTCATCACCCCATCGGTGGCATCAGCCAGGCTCTGCGCGGCAGCAGTGGCACCAGCGGCAGGTGGCACCCAGTCACGAGGCGGTTGCGCTACAGCGCTCACATACGCCAGCCCCTTGCTGCTGGTTTTCTTCCAGCCGCTAATGGGCACCTGAACGCTGCCGTACTGGTCAGGCGTCTGGCTCATCACATAAGCGCAAAACGCGTCCAGCTCCTCAACCTTGACGTTCATCATTCCCGAAAAGTCGATCTTGCTGTCGGGCTTGGTGCTTTTGAAGATGCTCAGATTCAGCTTGAAGCTCATGGTTCAATCGTGGGTGATGGTGTTGGCCTTTTCGTATTGCTCCACCTCGGCCAAGGGGTAGAGCACGAAACCGGGCGTTCTGAAATACGGCGGACCCTTGCCCGCCTTACGCCAGCGCATCAGCGTGTCAGGGTGCAGGCCCCATCGTTGCGCTAACTGAGTGGCCGTTAAGTAGTCAGAAGAGTTCATCCTGATCCGTTGCAGCGACTGGTGTTTCGGGCTGCAGCTTGGCGTTGAGATCCGCCACACTGGTGGCAGGTGCCTCGCTGACGCTGACAGGTTCCAAGTCCAGCACCTCCTCCTGGCTCTGCATACCAAGCAGCAAATCACTCGCATACAACCGGCCCCAGAATGCTGCGGCGCGGTAGCGAATCATCAGATCTGGCATGGTTTGCCATTTGCTGCCTGATTTCGTTGCCCAGCCTTCACGCTTGGCCATCGCCATCGTGATCGTTGGGCCTTTTAGCTCCTGTTTGCTGCCAAGATCAGTCGCCACCGCATAGCAGGCCAAGCTATCGCCGGCGCCGCTCAGCTCAAACCGCAACGGGCTGAACCGGCCGCAGCCGTTCACCATTGCAATGATGAAGCTGCTTGACCAGCTGGGCCGGCCATGAATGACGTGCAGATGCTGCATCGCCAGAAATGGACTGATGTCCATCCGATTGGCGATCTCAAGCGCCACAAGACAATTAGCAAAACCCTGCTGCCCCTGAAACTGAGGCGGTATCAGCGTGCTGCTGGCCAAGGCTTTGGCGATCCGTTGAGCATCCTCAAATGCTTGGATGCCTGAAAACACTGAGCCACCGGGCTGAGTGGTGGCTAGGGATGTGGTTGGGTCGGTCATCAATAGGTCTCGATTTCGGGTGCTTGCTGCTGCTGGCCGCTGGCGCCAGTCATCCAAGCCGGCAAGCTGATCGGCTCAATTTGATCGCTGTAGCTAGGCCAGTTGTCGGCCGCCTTGCAAACGGCCAGCTTGCCTAGATCATCCATGGCCTGCTGGTAGCCGCGCTCGATCATCTCTGCATCTGCCGCGTAGACCGCTACGGCATAAGGCGCAGTGGTCTCCACACAGATGAAGATGAATTGATCGGGCCGCTTGCCGGTGGCTTGCTCCACCCCGTGCAGATACCAGCCAGCCTGGACGTGATACCGGAAGCTGGTGATGCTGTGCCGGAAACCACGAGGGCTGGCATCTCTGGTGGTCTTGAGATCCACCACGATGCTGCCGTCATCAGTCAACCAATCGGGCCGGCACTTGCACTGCAGCCCATAGGTGGCGTCCGTCCACATGTGCGTGGTCTCAGCCTTGCCAGCCATGCCCAGCAGCATCGCAGCACCGGGATGCCGCATGATGCTGCGGCCCATCTGCATCACCACCTCGGCATCGTCGGCGGTGATGACCGTTTTGCCGGCTGAGTCGGATTCAAACGCAGCAAATGCCTCTTTGCCTGCCTTGGTGCGGCGGTCGCAGTTAGGCGCCACGGCAATCTCGGCATCCCATCGGCTCAGCTCCAACACATGCGTATGCAGCGCAGTGCCAAGCCGCATCTGTGGCGTTGGCTCTGGTACGACGCGAGCCGGATCGACATACCGCGCCCAATAGTGCAGCGGTGATCGCGCGATGAGATCTAGATGAGACTTTGAGACTGCCGGATGTGCGTGATACGCAGAATTGTCCATGAGTTGTGGCAACTTGCGGCACCCTATAGGCTGATGCCGTCAGATGCAACCCATGCACCTCCGCCCCTACCAGCAACGCGCCATCAATGATCTGCGCGATGCCTACCGCTTTGGCGCCCGCGCACCGCTGCTAGTGCTGCCCACCGGCGGCGGCAAGACAATCGTCTTCTCCACCATCGCCGCCAGCGCTGCAGCCAAGGGCAACCGCGTGCTGATCCTGGTACACCGCCGCGAGCTGATCCACCAGGCCAGCAGCAAACTTCAATGGGTCGGCCTTGATCACGGCATCATCGCCGCTGGTGTGCCCGCAACAGATGCACCAGTGCAGGTCGCATCCGTGCAAACGCTCGCGCGCAGGCTGGCGCGCATGACTTGGCAGCCGGGTCTGATCATCATTGATGAAGCGCACCACGCCACTGCAGGCCAATGGGCGCGCATCCTCGATCATTATCCCAACGCCTACCGCCTCGGCGTTACCGCCACACCATGCCGCCTTGATGGCTGCGGTTTGCGCTCAACGTTCGATGCCATGGTGCTCGGCCCCAGCGTTGCTGATCTGGTATTCACAGGCCACCTATCGCCCGCACGCATCTACGCGCCGCCAGTGGTCGCTGATCTTGCCTCTGTACGTACAAGAGCCGGTGACTACGCCAACGATCAGGCCGCGGCCGCTATGGATCGCCCCACAGTCACAGGCGATGCAATCAGCCATTACCAGCGCCTTGCCTCAGGCCAGCAATCCATCGCGTTCTGCTGCAACATCAAACACGCTGTCTCAGTGTGCGACGCATTTAGGACGGTTGGGATCCCCGCAGAACTGCTGCTGGGCAACACAGAAAACCGGGAGCAGGTGGTTGCTGATTTCGCCGCACATCGCACCAACGTGCTGGTGACTGTGGATGTGGTCAGCGAGGGTTTCGACGTACCAGCCGCATCGTGCGCCATCCTGCTGCGTCCCACGCAATCGCTCGGCCTATACCTGCAGCAAGTAGGTCGCGTGCTGCGTCCAGCGCCAGGCAAGGATGCTGCGCTGATCCTTGATCACGTTGGCAACGTCACGCGCCACGGATTTCCCGATGATCCACGCGACTGGTCACTCGATGACCGTATGCGCCGCAGCAAGGGCACACCAGCGCCATCGGTGCGGACCTGTGAGCAGTGCTTTGCAGCGTTCAAGCCGCAGCCAATCTGCCCGGTCTGCGGCCATCAATGCACGCCGATCAAATCGCGCGTCATCCGTCAAATCGCAGGAGAACTGCAGGAGCTAAAGCGCACCGAGCAACGCATCGCACGCCGTGAGCAAGGCCAAGCACGCACACTGCAAGAACTAATCCATCTGGGGCAAGCCCGTGGGATGAAGAATCCCGTTGGCTGGGCCAAATACGTTTATTTTGCTAGGCAGCAGAAATCACGGGCCTAGTGGCCAATGCCGAGACCACACTCCAGCAGCAAATACGCCTAGCGCTTGGTACACGCACCGATCTGCGTCTTTTCCGTAATCAAGTCGGCCAGCTACCTGATCCACGCACCGGGAGGCCCGTGCAATTCGGCCTGGCCCGCGGCTCCGCTGACCTGATCGGCTGGCGCACCATCACCATCACCCCAGAGATGGTTGGCAGCCAGCTGGCCGTGTTCACCAGCATTGAGGTGAAGACTCCCAACGGCCGCATCCGCCCCGAGCAGCACGCATGGCTCGGCGCTGTGCGCTCTGCTGGTGGCATCGCTGGCATCGCGCGCTCAGTCTGCGACGCAAATGAAATATTGAGATAGCTAGCAACCTGCCAACCTATCCGCCACACTTTGCCGGCCTCTCACCTTTCGCGTGGTAGCCGACCTGCTCGATCAACTCGCCAATATCCCCAACCACTGGGCATTGGTAGCCGTAGGCAACGACAAACGCCCCTACCAACCCGAATGGCAAAAGCACCCCATCTCCCGCGCTGATCTCACCACCGAGATCAATGCAGGCCGTGCCGTCGCTATCGGCGTCATCGCTGGCCCCCAGTCCGGCGGTCTCCTATTTGTCGATCACGATGGTCTCGGTGCCTCCGAAGTCCTAGAGCAGATCGGCGCACCTCTACGCGAGCTTCCCAAATCATGGGCCGTGACCTCAGGCCGTGATGGCCGCGTTCAAATCATCTACCAAGTCCCAGAACCCTTCTGGGCCACCATCAAGACCACCAAGATCCGCAGCAGCGTCAAAGGTGAGCAGCTTGAGCTCCGCTGGTCTGGCTGCCAATCCGTCGTGGCCGGCGCCCATCCCATGACTGGCGCCTATCGATGGCTCACAGGCCGCGCACCGGGCGATCTACCCATCTCAGAAGCCCCATCCCTGCTGCTTCAGCAGATGCAGCGTCAGAAGCCCGCACCGGCACCACTGCTGCAGCTGCCAGATACCGATATCCAGCGCGCACGCACTTATCTCGCATCAGTGCCAGCAGCAGACGCGGACGACTACGACGCATGGCTACGCGTTGGCATGGCCCTGCATTCAGTCGACGACTCGCTCCTCGGCGATTGGATCCAATGGTCAACCATTTCCGGCAAGTTTGAACCCGGCGCATGTGAAGCCAAATGGCGCACCTTCTCATCAGCAGCCGGTGGCGTCTCCCTTGGCACCCTTGCGCACCTAGCAGGCCATCAGAAAAGCCGCACGTCTCCAGCCGCGCGGCCGTCCGTCCATGCACCGGATGGCGCAGCAAAACCTACCCCATCAGCTGCTGGACTCAAACTGCTCAAGCTCGAATCCAACGAACTGCTAGCCCTGCTGCGCCAGCAGATGGCATCCCGCCTTCGATGGAACGTCTTCACCAAGACCATCGAGCTTGATGAAAAGCCCCTCGAACATATCGAGCACTTCTACCTCGATCTTGCCGAGCAGGGCGTCAAGGTCACAAAAGACCTTGCAGCTGATGCCGTCCACGTCGTCGCCCTTGAAAACCCATACGATCCCGTCCGCGAATACCTAGAGCACGTTGCCGACCATGTGGAGCCCGTGCCCATTGATCAGCTCGCAACCGCTTACCTGCGTCCCACAGACACACCTGGCAGCCTTTACGACGCCATGCTTAAGGCCACCCTCGTGGCCGCTGTCCGCCGCATCTTCCAGCCCGGCTGCAAGCACGACTCTGCCTGTGTCCTAATGGGCCCTCAAGGCTGCGGTAAGTCCACCTTCTGGCGCAACCTAGGCGGCCTCTGGTTCTCGGATGCCCTGCGCGATATCGGCTCCAAAGACGACCTAATGGTGCTCCACCGCAGCTGGCTTATGGAATGGGCCGAGCTTGACCACATCACCGGCCGTAAGCACGCCGGCCAAGTGAAGGCCTTCCTCACCCAGCAAACGGACATGTTCCGCGCGCCATACCAGCGCACAACTGAGGCATACCCCCGGCGATCCATCATCGTTGGCTCCACCAACCGGGACACCGGCTTCTTGGTTGACGACACAGGGAACCGTCGCTTCTGGGTGGTACCCGTCACAGCCGCCCCGCATATCCCCGTGGATGGCCTGCTGCTGGAGCGTGACGCCATCTGGTCCGCAGCCGTCGCCGCATTCCGCAACGGCGAACCCAACCACCTCTCACGCGAACACAGCGCACAGGTGGATCACGAGAACGAGTCCTACCTCGTGGATAGCCCGTGGAAGGCCGCCATTCAGGAATGGCTCAACGCACCACGCAACGACGGCCGACCCATCACCAGCGAGCTGCTGCTAACCGAAGCCATCAGCAAACCAGTGGAACGGCAGAGCCGTGCCGATCAGATGCAGGTGGCGTCGATCATGCGCGAGCTCGGCTACGTCAAGCAGCGCCAATGGCTGGATGGGCGCAGCAAATGGGTGTTCTGCCAACCTCCCGCATGAGGTTGTCAGGCTGAGATCCATTGCAGCGCAGCCCCTCCCCTAACCTCTCTAACCTACTAACCTTTCTAAAAGAGTTAATAAAAAGGGGAGAGGGTAGAAAAAAGGAGCTATAGGGGCAACGTTGACAAGGTTGGCAGGTTGACAGGAAATCGCAGTGCGTATGTACTAACGCAGCGGTCTTGCCGAGAGGTTGGCAGGTTGGCAGGTTGGCAGGACTATCTATCGGCTATGCCTACCCTTGGCCTATGGCCATCACCCTCACCATTGACCCAGGCGACCTGAAGCGCGCTACAGGCTTCTCTAAGGCCGTTGCAAAGCAGCTGCCCTTTGCCACGTCCGTGGCCCTGAACGACGTGGCCTTCCAAGCCCGTCAGTCGCTCAATGGCGCAACCAACCAATACTTCAACAGCCCTACCAAGTTCACCCAGTCCGCCTTCCTAGTTCAGAAGTCCAAGAAGGCAGACCTCACCGCCATCGTCTATGCCAACAATCAGCAAGGCCGTAACCGTGCGCGCTACCTGCGCTATGGCATCAATGGCGGCACCCGTGTAGCCAAAGGCTTCGAGCGCTTCTTTGCTGGTGCAGACAAGGACGGCACCCTCCCCCCTGGTACCGCCCTGGTGCCCACCTCACTGGTCAAGACCACGGCCCAAGGCAACGTCAGCGTCGCCACCCTCAAGTCCATCAGCAAAGGACTCAGCACCACGAACAAACGCGGCGGCTTCTTTGTTGGCACACCACGCGGCGGCAACCGACCAGCTGGTATCTATCGCCGCTCACGCGAGCAGCTGTTCCCTTACTTCATCAAGGCATCATCAGCACCGCGCTACACAGGCCGTTTTCCCATTCAGGACGTTGGAAGCAAGATTGTTCAGCGTCAGTTCAATCAGAAATTCATCGCGGCAATGGAACGCGCGCTCGCAACCGCGAAGCCGTGACCGCCGAGACCGCGCGCGGGTCCTTCTGAGCAAAATCAGTGTGGGTCGTTCGTTCG